AAGCATTAGCTGGAACTGACAGACCAAGAAAATATTGGAACGATCTAAAAAAGAAGCTAGAGAAAGAGGGTTTTAGTGAAGTGTCCGAAAAAATCGGACAGTTGAAAATGATAGCTCCTGTTAATCACAATTTAATACTTCTGTATTTCCTGATATCTTTGCACTCTCACACAACATCTGGTGCTGTCTATCCAATCTAATATCTAATGCTCTAAAGAAGAGAGCCAGAAATAGAATAGATAACGCACCAAATGTTATAAACATAAAAATATAGTCTTTAAATGGAATAGCTTGTTGTGTACTTGTTGATCGTAATGATCTATATTGGTATTTATCGGCAGTCATTTGTTAATCACCGCCTCTGTTGTTGTTGTTATCATCTTAAAGAGACTATAGCATATAGGTGTATGGGTTGTCAAGAGGTATTACTATTATTAGAGTTTGTAGGCATTTTCTCAAACTTGCTTAAATGTATTGTAATGGCTTCTCTAGCAAGGGCAGAACGCCCGACATGTAGCTTACTAGCCAACGCAGTGATTTGATAATAAATATGTAAAGGCAAGATTACGGTGCATCTTCGAGATTTAATGCTGGGTCGGCGTATAGGCATAGCCAAATTATATACTATCGGGACGTCCCGTGCATCTTTTATGAACATGACCCGCCCGTGTTTGGTTACATAAATAGTAGGTCCTGTTATTCCCGCATATTTCCCGCACATTTCATGCAACACGAACAAAACACGTACTACGTCGTTAATTGTTCATTATACGACGTCTACTGAAGGGGGGGACATTGGTATAACAACATCGCACCTCATAAAAAGGTATGCATCACTACTATAGGATAGATACCTACTCCTATTATATACTAACCCCGACCCCCCCAAACTGGGGTGGGGGACATGATTTTTTTGTAATCTTAAATATATAATAGAACCACCGTACACACGACGGTTTTCCAGTCCATCCAGCCCATATCGACCAACCCAACCCATCAACAAACATTAGTATATCACCGTAAATAAAATACCCACCACTAAATCAAGAAACAGTACCTATAACAACAGCTCTAGGGGGATGGCAATATAGATCAGAAATTAGAAGAAGACAATAACGGTTCATTCAACTCATCGTAAGCTTCTTTTCTTCTAGTATTAACTTCATCTTTGGAAACACAATACTTCTTGAAATAATCAATCATAACTGAAGACAGTTCTTGCTTTGTTTTACCCTGCCTTAACGCGTCCAATATAGCTCTTTTATCGGTTTGTCTCTGTTTATTCATCTAGTGTACAATCCCACCAGCCTCCTAAAGAGGGGTAAGAAACTCTCTTTATAATTTTTGAGTGTTAGTCTGTTTTCTCTCAGCACTCATACACCGTGTCACCACCAAAAACTACTCCCTTAGGTGTAGAAAAGCGGACTCCGTGACGGTACAGAGCAGCCCGCGTCTTTTTTAGAATGTATGTTGCCCTAGTGTACAAGAGCCCCCATACCTCCAGTCTTTTCCCTGCATCATTCTTTTAAAGCCTTTGTTTCGGCTGCGGTGTGCAGTAGGGCGACCGACCCGTGGGTACACCTCAGGTATTACCTGCTAACCAAATATCTGAACTCTGGCAGACAGTTCAGGTATCAAGCAAACAGAGCCTTCTGTGGATTCTCAAACTTAGGTATTTTATAGGTTTCTGGATCTATTTTCTTCTTGGGTTTATTTCCCGTGTATTTAATCCCGGTTATTAGACTTATTAAATAATTTCTTTCAAAATCTTCTAGATATATAGCCATAGTTAATTATATATTAAACACAAACATACTCTACTATTTTGTACACTAGAATACCAGTAATTCCCATTATAGTATTCCCTTTCCAGTGTTTTGATACCAGTCTTAATTTATAATTTACGGCGTTTTTTTATTATTTTTTTAAAGTGGTATAATTCTGTTATAGATGGAGAGAAAATACTTTGAGACGATAAAGACAGGTAAAAACGAGGTGCACGAGGTTATTATTTGTCCCACTTGTCATCTCTGTAATGCTAGAGATGACAAGGGGAAGTCGATGAGAGCTGCGATTGATAAATACGCCTTAACACACAGCTATACGGATATCCAGAAATACGCTCAGATGTATTCAGTGGATAACAAGATAACTATAAATGCAGTAAAGACACATTTAAACAAACACTCAGCGTACATAGCAACAGTTAAGGAGCATATTAAGAATCTGGCAGAAAGTACAGCCATGGACAAGCTGGACACCATGGAGGAACGTTTAGACCCGGACGAGGTTATTTCAGATATAATTACGATTGGTGGGCAGAAGGTAAAGACAGGGGACATTCCAGTCGATAGATTTCTTCTTATGGGTGCTTTGAAGGAGCAGGGAGCTAGAAGAAAGTTTGGTAGTTTAAGGGATGTACTGGAGGGTTTAGATAAGGTTAGATTCGGAGAACTGCCGGTTCAGGAAGGAAAGTTGATAGAAGATGGCACGACCAGCGAAACTTCCAAAGATATACAAGGATAATTGGGTTAGGTCGGAGAGCGAGCCCGATTTATTTGTTTCTACATACTTGTCCCCTAATCCAGGCAGTCCACTAATACCCACTACAGAGCAATCCCGGTTTATGAAGAGGATGATTTCAGGTAGTTACGACGAGGGATGGTTTGCAGGGGGTAACAGCTCTGGTAAGACCTGGACAGCTAAATTTATGGCGGCTCATTGGGGAACCTACAAGATAAGGCCTAACAGGCCGTTTAGTAGCTTCGAGGAATTTACACAGGCGCCGTATAATATTTTATGCACCGGTCCAGAGAACAAGCAGTCTATGGAGTTATGGAGCCAGATTGAGCAGGTATTTAAGGAGTCCCCCATTTTAAAGTTTAATGTTGCGGAGGTTACTACAGGTACTAGAAGAAACATACATCCTAATATGGTTTTGACTAATGGAACGCAGATCGAGGCTGTAGGTATGCACGATAAGGCTAAGCATATCGAGGGACAGGCATATGATTTAATACTGATAAACGAGCCGGCGGATGCACGCTATATGATTCATTGTTATGAGAGGGTCCTAATTCCTAGAATGTGGAGAAGGGGTGGAATAATTTGTGGTTTTGGTACACCGAAGGGGAAGGGTGAGTACTTTAGTTTATGGAGAAGGGGCAGTAAAGAGCTGGATGGCTTGCCGAATAAGTACTACGAGCCCAGGATTTATTCTCAATACTCAGATTCTAGAACTAACCCGTATGCTAACCAGGAGTCTATTATAAAGGCCATGGAAGGAAAGGATGAGGATTGGATAAGAGAAAGGGTAGAGGGTAGATTTACTGATTCTTCTTATTCCGCTTTTCTGGATACAGATGTAGATGCCGCTATTAACATGGATTGGAAACACCCGATACCTCCTGCTGCCGGACACCAATATATCCACGGCGTTGATTTTGGAAGGAAGGGCGACTACACGGGAATTATTACATGGGACGTTTCTAAGAAACCGCACCAGCAGGTTAATATTTACAGGGCCGGTGGCGGGCTGGTGAGTTGGGAGAATATATTTGAAGATCTGATAAAAATTTACAATCGTTACTCTGGGGAATTTATTATAGACGCTACGGGCATGGGTGGCGACATGCAGTCGTCTTGGATGTCTGATCTGGGTATTCCATATATCCCATTTCAGTTTGGGGGTAGCCCAGCCAAGAAGGTAGCTCTTATTAACAACCTTCAGAGCTATTTTACGAAGCGTCTTTTTAAAATGCCGTACAACGATAAGTTGGTGGAGGAGTTGAGAAACTATCCAGCTAGCCTAGAGGACAAAACAGTGGAGACAGACATGGTTATGGCTTTAGCCCTTGTGGCGTGGGGCTCTAAAAATTACGAGCCCCTGGCCGCTGTTGAAAGTTATCGCAGATAGGCTATTATTAATTTATGAAAGATATTCTTGCCTTTTTGGCTATCTGGTTTAAAAATTTCCAGAAACACACCTTTAAAGTAGATGTTACGGGACCTGGAGATAAGAAGGAGTTAGACGCATTGTCCAAGGATCTGTCTAGAGTAGAGACAGGTATAAAGGGTATTATCAAGGCAGTGTCCAGTATAGACAGTAGCGAGGATAGTGCGGAGTTGGCAGCGATTTTAAAGAAGATACTGGCAAGCACGGAGAAGAAGATAGAGTTTCCTAGAATAGAAATACCAAAGGAGGTTGCTGTATCCAACTTCCCGGATAGCCCGGAGTTTCCTGAGAGCATGGAAATTTCTAACTTACCAGAGTTTCCTGCTAGCGTAGAGGTATCCAACTTCCCCGATTTTCCAGAAGCTAAGGACATTGTTTTTCCAGATAAACAGACGGTAGAGGGTGAGATATCGGTAAAGAACCAACTCGTATTGGACGAGGTTATTCACGGACTTCAGACTGTGGTTGATGTGATTAACGAGTTGCGGATGGAGATGCCCAAGGCGTTTTCTACCAGTGTTGCTACTTCTAGTCAGGCGGCCGCTAAAAACGTTGTATACGAAACTAATCATATCGACGACACCAGTGTGGCCGATACAGTTTATGTTGGTAGAGAGAGCAAAACTGGTGATTGGAGGATATCCAAGATAGATACATCCGCTACTTCTATGGTGTATGCTTCTGCTACTAACAATAGTGGCGTGTCAGGATATTCCGCTGCGTGGGCTTCTAGGTCAACTTTAACGTACTCCTTGTTCTCAAGTGCCAAATAATGTGCTATTATTTCAGTGTTGGTGGGATAGTATTACATGGAATTTTATAAACAGCCCGTAAAGAGAGGATCGGCTAACGATCCTTACATGATAAATCCTAAAGGAGCTAGGGTCATGGTTCCCGCCGTACGCGTTAAAGAGCTTCTATCCGCAGGTTTTGTTTTAGAAGACAAGATGTGGAAATCGTCAGCACCAAAAGAAAAGGCACAAGAAAAAGAAGAAGTTACAAGAAACTACCCTATTTCCAGAACACAGCTATTAGAGGATACTAAGAAAGAAATTGACACGCTAGAAGTGTGGGAGGTGTGATATGGTAGGAGTTCGTTATGTGGCGCCGTTCATGGATGCATCTGGTTACGGAGAGGCGTCCCGTAACTTTCTGATGTCCTTCAGGGAGGTGGGTGCTAATATAATGGCCAAGAAGGTTTCTTATACGAACAACCAGCATTACGAGGATCGCACCAGTATGATATCGGAAGAGCTGGGTTTAAGAAAGATTGACTACAAGGTGAATATCCTTCACGTTACTCCCGATAATTATAAGACTCATTACGAGGCAGGTAAGTACAATATAGGACATTTGTTTTGGGAAACGAGCAAGTTACCTAAATCTTGGGTTCCTGCTTGTAACATGATGCAGGAGATTTGGACAGGTACGCAGTATGGTGCGGATGTTATCAAAGCTTCTGGCGTCACCGTTCCTGTAACAGTTATACCCGAGGCAGTAGATACTAGGGAACCCCTAGAAGAACTGCGTCCGTACATTCTCCCCGACTTTGAAGGAATAGTTTTTTATTCAATTTTCGAGTGGACTGAGAGGAAGAATCCCAGAAGGTTGCTTCTTTCTTTTTGGAAGGCCTTTAGAGGAAAAACGGACGTATGCCTTTTGTTAAAGGTTCATAAATCAGGGGCGTCTGATAGAGGGCTTAGAGATATACTAATAGAGGCTAGGGGATTGAAGAACTCTTTGGTATGGAAGGATATGCCTAAAGTATTTGTTTATTCCGATATCATGGACCAGGAGGGCATGGATAGAATCCACACCACAGGAGATGTCTATGTGTCAGCTCATAGGGGCGAGGGCTGGGGGATACCTCAGTGCGAAGCCAGTGTTCATTTAAACCCAGTTCTATCCGTGGGATATGGAGGTATTCACGAGTATTTTACTAGAAGACACTATTTTCCAGTTGATTTTACGCTAGTTCCTATAGAAGAGGCACACAACAAGTATTACGAACCCGGCATGGAGTGGGCGGAAGCAGACGATACAAGTTTGGTTATGCAGTTTCAAAAAATTTACGGAAGATTAAACGATCCTAAGAGAAGGGGTCTAGTAAAGAAAGTGGCCTACAGCGCTAGAAAAGTTGTAGTTGCTACCTGTAATTTCAGAAGTGTGGGGAATACGATGGTGGCGAGGATCAACGAGATCGCGGAAGAGGGGGGATGGGGTGAATAGCCCGAGAATACTATATATTTCTGTGCATGCTGTTTTAGAATACGACGAGCTCTCACTTTTCACAGAACTTGGTTATGATTGTTTTTCGTTAGGGGCGTACACAGATCCAGAAGGACATGCATCCCTTCCTAGGCCGGGCATAGGGGGCATGAAGAGAAAACCTTATCTGGAGACTTTAAGTAAAAATCGGCCACGAACCGAGCTGACCTCGGAGTTTTTAGATCATTTCGATATAATAATTGTAATGGACGGCTACGCTGCGCCTAACATCATAGAGCGTAATTGGCCCCTATTCTCCAAGAAGAAGGTTGTATGGCGTACCATAGGGCAGTCTACCCCGGAGAAGGAGAGGGTAATGGAGAAGTACCGGAAGGGCGGTTTGAAGATAGTCAGGTATTCTCCCGCAGAAGAAAAGCTAGATTTCTACACTGGCGCCGACACTACTATAAGGTTTTATAAGGATCCCAAAGAATATGCTGATTGGACAGGGGACGTCGTCCAG